CCGCACTTCCATAAGTGCGCTTTATACGTTATACGTTATGTGGTACACATACGTATACATACAAACACCAAGAATGTATTGATATGACTTAAATACTCTATACTATAGAGTATCACACTGTACCCAACAGTGTATACGTCCCCCTCTTGCAAGGGGGGGACGGGTTACAGCGAGTGGACGTAACCATCTCACTTCTCAACTTGCAGCGTACCCCACAAGTGTAACCATGGCCAGTGCTCGTAACCAGACCGACCCACTGCCACAGACAGAGTCCAACATCGCTCTGTTCCAGATGATGATGCACTACAAGCAAGTCAGCGATCATCTCGAACGAGAGAACGCTACGCTTCGTGCTTGCAACTCAATGCTAGTGGCGCAGAACGACGTCCACCGCACCGAGAACCGTGAACTCGCAGGACGAAACATCCAACTCATCAACGGCAGCGAGATCGTGGTACGCTCTCTTGACGGCCTGTACGGCCTCATCCGCAACGTCGAGCTCAGCACTCAACCGATTGCAGACTATCGCGACGAAGTCATGCGCATCATGATGCGCGGTGACGTCGGATTCGCGATACTCCAAGGCGCTCCGTTTGTGGACTTAACCACAGACACGGAGCTAGATGACTCCGAGACGGAGTCAGACACTGAGACAGCATGGATCTGAGACTCAGATTCAGAATAGGATCTAATACTACTTAGGTTTTATACTTTTATACTTTTTATACTTTTATTTACACTTACAACTCGTCACCAGCAAACTGGTAACGAGCCGGGATCTTACGACCCGAGAAAGGACCGGGATTACGATGGCGTCCGCTCTTCTCAGAGATCTGAAGACGTTTAAAGTCGTCAATCTCAAAATCCGGTCCAATAGGGTTATCCGCGGGACGCTCACCTGCATCAACGACTGGCCCAAAGGGACTTGGTACCAGCGTATCTGCTGCAGAAGGAGGAGCAGCTGGTGGTGCTGCTCTCACTTCACTGTTTCCAAACGTATTCTGGAAAGCAGCCACACGGGCAGCCCGTGTACCGGCAATCCAACTACCTCGGTTATCTCGCCAACGACGTTGGAACGCACGAATAGAACGGTCGCGTCGCGATTCGATAATCGACTGACGACGAGAATTGACAAATCGATCGACATCCATGTCGCCGAATTCATCATCTTCCGGTCCTACGCTTCATTAATACGCGTTATTACTCAGCTGATTAAGACCTCCACGAAAGCCACTCTGCAAACGAGCAGTAGTGACTCCACCAATACCCCGACCAATATACGAAAGGCCTAGCCGAGCGCCGTAACGCCCAGCGCCATACGCAATATTAGTCAACGCGGGCATTGCAACAGAGTTAATACCTTGTTGAAGAGAACTTTGAACAGCAGCAAAGTACGACTGCTCTTCGCCTTGAACAAACGACGCAGGCGTCGAACCAGCGACGCGGCTGACGTCTTGTAAAGCACGAACATCATACGCAGCAGCGGGTGTAGCACTGTTGATACCAGTAGTCAGCGGCAACGCTTCCGCATGGATAATCTGCTCAACAGTCAACACTTGAGAGCTAACAGTCGCACCCTCCACAGCAATGATAATTGTCCCCCAACCTTCGGTGTGGAAGGACAAATCACTTGACGTGGCAGCGACATCACTAGCTGGATTGATGTAGCGGGTAGCACTAGCATCAAGAAACTTGTTGACAATGGTCAACGTACGTTGAGTCAACATACTCAGCGGATAACGCTGATAATACATGCAGTTGTTCATCTGAGAAACTGATGCAGGTAACGCCCACGTCGTACCAGCCAAGTTTTCAGCATAAACACACACATGAACGAAGCCTGCGACACTCGTCGAAGCTCCACCACATGACAACCGAATGCCATGTGCAACAGGTCGGAACAAACTGTAGTTACCAACAATTTGAGCCAACCGAGAAGAATTAGCAGCACCACCAAACGCAGCTGGCCACGTCCAAGACGAGGCACCTGCTGTAACAGCGGTGACGGTAGTCGCCGTAGCATACGGACGATACGCTAAAACGCTCATACCGTTAATCGCATCTGCAATCATGGGAAACTCATCCTCCAGCTTCACTGGAGTCGAGGGGTACGTGTTCGAATCAGGAACCTTAGCCCCATCACAATTCTGATCGAAAGGGTTGATGTTAGCAAGGGTAAACTTCGACATAACGCCCCGACGAGCCTGACGCCGAGCCGGGAAACGGCGGCGGCGAGCAGGCATGCGGCGGCGCGCAGCCGCACGACGACGCGGACGCGCACGATACACCGTACGAGAACTCGAACCCCCATTAGGCATTGCAACAGCGATACTAGCCATCTTCAATGACAATTCACAAATGAATTGAAACAAACTGAACATACGTTCAGACAGGCAAGAACAACTGAACTTAACCCAGATGACCTTGACCTGTAGCCTATAGGTAATAATAGGGTGACCGCAGGCGGTCAACCCTTCGTGCTACGCACGACCTATAGGCTAAAGCCATTCAGCAATATGCCGAACAACACATCAATCAGAGCGAGAGGTTGGGTTTTCACTCTCAACAACTTCACACCTCAACACGAAGCAACGCTTGCGCGTCTCCAGTGCCAATACATCGTCTATGGACGAGAAGTGGGAGCTAGTGGAACACCGCATCTCCAAGGATATGTCTTCTACACCAACAAGAAGTCTCGTTCACAAGTCGCTCGCGACATCCCTAACGCATACATCGACATGCGCAAAGGAACCCACGAACAAGCCCGTGCTTATTCCATCAAAGACGGAATGTACGAAGAACGCGGTGAAAGACCACTGGACATGGCTGAACGCCAAAAGAAGGGAGGTGAAGCAACCAGCACCAAATGGAAAGACATTGTCACCAACTCAGCGAGTGGAAACATCGCGTGGGTTGCAGACAACCATCCAAAAGAGTACGCACTCTACAAGCCAAGATTGGAGTCGCTGTACGCGCCAATCAACACTCCACTTGACGGCGACCTACTCCACGAGTGGTGGGTCGGCACTTCGGGCAGTGGCAAATCCAAAGCCCTTTGGGATTTGTACCCTGCACATTTCGCGAAAAGCATCAACAAGTGGTGGGACGGATACCGACACGAAGACGTCGTCGCTATCGAAGAGTGGTCGCCCGACAATACAATGACGGCGCAAGCTCTGAAAAGATGGGCTGACAGGTATCCATTCACTGGGGAGATCAAGGGAGGGACTATGCAAAGACTACGACCAAAGAAAATAATCGTTCTCTCAAACTACACAATGGACCAATGCTTCCCACGAGCCGAAGACCTCGCGCCACTCAAGCGTCGCTTCAAGGTGATAGAGTTCCCGCACATGTTGCAGCACGCAAACTTCCGTGCGGCGTGGTTTAACACGCCAACAACACCAGCGGCACTTGAATCGGTCGAAGAACTTACGGAGTGTTCGTCAACGCAGGACCCATTCGAGTTACCGGATATTGACCTAGATTATCTTTTTTCCCAAGAGTAGGTCTTGGACACTTTTAACAAGGGTCCGCTTTTATACACAGTTGTCATTTTGTTTATGATGAGTGTTGCATACCGTCTTACGACGGTATGGAATCGTGGCCGACCTGCCGTCGGCCTAGGTATGCCCCCCCCAGCCGGCGGCGACTCGCTGCGCTCGGCGGCCGTCTGACCGCCCCCCTAGCGGGGGGGGCCGAACTTTCCATAGTCAGTTTACGGTTACGTAACCTAGGGGTAGGGTATTGCCATAGGACAATACACTAGGGGATAGTTAAGTACGCACCGCACTTCCATAAGTGCGCTTTATACGTTATACGTTATGTGGTACACATACGTATACATACAAACACCAAGAATGTATTGATATGACTTAAATACTCTATACTATAGAGTATCACACTGT